ATAAGAATCTATTACGAGTTACTGTTGTATTTTGTTCAAATACTAAATTACGAGCAACACCACCTATAAATCCTTTTAATGCGATTAATAATCTACGAACATTTACTCTATCAAGAGCTGTTGGTTTACGTTGTAATGTCTTTTGACCCCAAACACATACTCCAGTTCCTGGGAATGTTGCTAATGGGTTAACATTTTTAGTGTATAATGTATCTCTATCTGTTTGTGATAATCTTTTTTCAGCCATTATTACTGATGGTATTCCACCTCTGTTTAAACCTGCTGGAGCAAACCATTCTGCACCTACTTGGTCGTTGAAAGCTAATACACCACCCATTACTGTTGATGGAGGGCACCATACAGTTTTACCTAAGTTTGTACTATATAACTGAACCCAAGGATAATAACATGCAGCATAATTACTTGATTGACCAGCTGCATTTCCAACAGCTGTTGAAATTGGTGTTCCATAAACTCCAGCTCCTAGTATTGCAATTGCATCTCCTCTACCTTCTACAGTAGCAATCATAGTTGAAGCTGCAGTAGTACAATCTAATCCAACACCTGGTGCTAATAATACATTAAATTGATATTCATCTCTATTTGATAATAGTGTAAAGGCGGCATTGTAATCTGCTGGTGCAAATCCTTGAATATTGTTTATTGTAATATTTTCATTCATACTTTGGCTAGCATTTGTAGCAGCAACACCACCACTAAATGAACCACTACCTACTGAAGGTAAAGTACTACCATATGTTATTGTTTTAAATGCTCCATTATTATCTAATGAATCTACGTTTGGTGTAGTTACTGATTTAACACGAATGTATTTTGAAGCGTTTGGATAAGTACCTTGATATTGTACATAAGCTAAATTACCTCCGCTTGCTGGGATATATACTGGTTTTAAATCACCAATAACGCGAGATATGTAGTTTGGTAATTGAGGATCTAAACTTAAATTAGCCCATGTTTCTAATATATTCTTTTGAGATATATTATCATCACCTCTACGAACTACAATTGTAAATGTACCATTAGTTGTATCTGAATTGGTTACTTCCCAACGAACGTTTTGAGCAGTACCATCTATTAAAGCACCACTGGTTCCTTCACCACCAGCTTGGTTATTCATTTGATTACCCCAGTCTAATGTTTCAAGTTGGAATGAACTAACTGTTGTACCTGAACCTCCTCCTAGTGCTGATCCTGATACTCTAAATCCATTACCTAAAGTACCAGCATATATAGAGGTAACATTAATATTATTACTATCTCCTCTAGCACCTAATATACCAAATGTATTTGATAATGATGATAATTTAGATATTACTTGAGATATAATTGAAGAAGTAGTTGCATTTGATGCTGTAACTATATAGTATGTGTTAGCAGGAGTTCCATCAGTTGCTGTAAGACTTGATGTATAATAAAATGTACCATAGGATCCACTTGTTACACCATCAGAAGAACCAGTTACTATAAAACTTCTTCCATCAACTACAAAAGTACCAAAATTTATAGAAGCACTAGCAAATGTTCCACCATTATTTACATTTGATGAAGCATATGTACTAGCATTGCCACTACCACTAATAATTCTAGTTACTAATAATGTTTGACCACCATTTTGGAAATAATCCTTAGCAGCTAATGATGTGAAATATTCATAGTAGTAACTACCACTTTTGAATATATCACCAAAAATTGATAAATATTGACTATAAGTAGTAACATATGTTGGTACATATGGAATACCACCTACTGTAGGACCTACGATAGCAGCACCCAATACTTGTGGGGCTTGCGTATATAAGCTTTGATCGGATTCAATCTGGAATACACCAGGGGAAAGAATTGCTTCTGCCATTTTTTATAGTTTGTTTTTAAATTTATTTATATTGTGTTACCTAATAATAAATATCTACAAAACCATGCAAAACGCAGAAGCAGTTACTAGAATGGAGTAATTTCGCCAGTTTCTATGTTGATATTACCAACACCGTATTTTTCTTGAAGAGAAGTAAGTAATTCTTTTTCTTTTACAGTAAGTGTTTTAATATCATTTAAAGTATTAGCTTTTTCAGATTCCATAAATGTTTTTTGAATATCCATTTCTGCTAATTGTGCTTCAATACTACCTAATTCAAATACAAACTTATTGTATTGTGTTTGCATTTCTTTAATTTGTGCAATTTCTTCTGTTGTTAATTTTTTTAATTCTGACATAGTCTTTATTTTTTCCAGCGTTGTTCAGGACATGCCTTTTCGCCAGGTAGGGGTGAAAATATTTTTTTATCTAATGGGCAACCACATAAACCGCAAGTATGCATATTGATGTGTTTATGGTATTCTTTATGAGGACAACCATCACAAACTGATATTCTATAACTTGCTATTTGTTGTTGTTCAGGTGTTGGATTGGCTGCTGTTATCCATGCCTTTGCTATTTCAACTAGTTTAAGCATCTACTTTTTTAGTTGGTTTCTTTTTAGGTTGAGGTTTTTTCTTTGGTTTAGTAGCCATTTTAGGTACTTCTACTATTGGAGTTTCTACAACTTCAGGAGTTGGTTCTTCAATAGGATCAGGAGTTAATATTTCTCCTTCTGCTAATGTTGGTTTGTTTGGTTTTGGATAGAAGTTAGCAATTAATGCTCCTGCTATCAATACAGTGATAAGTGCAATAACAATTGACATAATTTATTTTATTTTTGTTTGATATAAATATATACAAGAGAGAGGAGACAACCAAATTTATTTTTTATCCTACACCACCTATTCCTAAAACAGATTGTGAACTAGGAGCATCTGTAGCTATAAATCCTATAGCTGGACCTACTGAACTGTTAGCTCCAATGTACCAAGTGTTTGAATTACCTGCAGTTACGTTTGCTAGAGTGATATAATCGCAATAACAAATTATTCCTTTTCCAACTTTGGTTAAGGTTGCATTTGGTGGCGCAGCTCTACTAAGTGTTACTGTATTTCCAGCAGTTCCTCTAACATTAAATCTATAAAAACTTTGTGTACTTCCAGCTGCAAACTGTAGATTGTGAGCTGCTGTAGATGTATTATCTATAAAGTTAGCGTATGTATTATTTCCAGTAATACTATTTGTAGCTGTTGAAGCTCCTCTAGCATATTCTACAGTATAGTAAGTTAATCCCCCTCCTGTAAAAGTTGCACTTGTTCCTGGTGCTGCTGTATTAGTAATTAGTATTCTGCTTTGTTGAGCATTGAAAGTTAGATTGGTAGTGGTTGCAAAATTCCAAACATTACCTGTTGCTGTAAGAGTGAATGTACCACCTCCCATATTGAGTGTTCTAGTTCCTGTTCCTGTACCACTAAAAGTTCCCATTGTAGGACTATTATTATTTGCACTAAAATCAAGTGTACCAGTAAATGCCCCCATAGTAAGGGAAGTGATATTAAAATTGGTATTAACAGTGACTACACCTCCACCTGAAGATGCATCAAAAGTAACAGTGTCTGCTGATCCTGGTACAGATTGTCCACCAGCACCACCGGATGTTGCTGCCCAGTTTGTGGTACTAGACCCATTCCAAGTACCAGTTCCTCCTACCCAAAATCTTGAAGCCATGTTATATTACTTCTGTTAAATTAAGCTGTTGTAATACATAGTTTTTAACTACATTATCATCTGTTCCCCAAGCATCAATAACTGATTGAGGTAATACGATAGTTCCTTCTTTACTTACATCTGTTCCACTCACTTTCCAAAATACAGTTACTTCTGTAGGAAATAATGGAAAAGATTCTACTCTTATTTCTAGTTCTGTAGCAGTACCATCTAATGGTAGTTGTACGAAGTTTGTAGGTGTAATTTGCATAATTATTTATAAAATATGTTAATAATAAGATCATTAAGACCAACTGCTGTAGCATCAGCATTTGTTAAACCTGTTACTGTTGTAATTGCTATGCCTGTATCAAAATTAATACCATCAGGAAATGATACGTTAGCGGCTGCAAGACCTGGAATAACTACAGACATGTACACTGCAGATCCAGCTGTTGGTGTGCCAGCTGTATTATGAAATGCTACTTTTCTAGCAGAAGCATTTGAATTATAAATATACCATCCTGTAACTTTACCTGCACCAGCTTTTATAGATAGTGGATTAGTGGAAGCAGCGCTGACAATTGCTTGTGAACCTGAAGCAGAAACAGAATCACCACCTGTAGCTGAAGAAGCTACTGTTACATATAAAGGATTGGTAGAACTCACTGCTGTTCCACCTTGATAGCTCTCAGCTTGTGTTTTAAGATTAGTAGCTACAGATTGTGATACTATTACAGCATTTGTAATACCTGTAAGTGTTCCTATATTCCATGTACCTGTTTGAGCAGCTTGTACAGCAAATGTTCCTGTACCAACTACTGTGGCATTAAGACTAGCAGCTGTAGCTTGTGAAGCAGTAAAACCTGTATTGGTTATAGAACCAATAGCATTTGAACCTGCTGCTAAGGAAGGAAGAGATGCTAAAGACACAGGTAAAGCAGTTGCTCTAATTTGAGTGTCTGTCAAAGGACCTGTTACAGGTATTGCCACTTGATCGGATGGTAGTACGACAGCTTGTGAATTAACTGTAGTAGTAGGCCCGAGATTTATAGGATTATATGCCATAATTTTATATTACAAACCAGTTTGAAGAATTTGATATAAGTGTTACTGATACATATGGAACTTTTAATACTGCTGTTAGGCTTCCATCTATAGTTTCTGATGAATTGCCATCTATTGTCACCGTATTTGTTCCTGTATCTATTTTTTTAATTGTAAATTTAGCAGTATTACCTACTGCTGTTGGTAGATTAATTGTTGTTGCTCCAGCTGTTGTAGCGTCAACTAACAATACTATATCTCCTGATGTTTGAGTTGCAGTATAGGGTGTTGATGATACAGATACAACTGTATACCCTCCACCTCCTGGGCTCGTTAAAGCATATGATGCTGTTGTTGCATACGATGCACTTAAAGCAGCATTTGTTCCTGTGAAGAAAGAGCTTGTAATATATGATGCAGTAGTAGCAGTACCAAATAATGATCCTGTAAATGAACTAGCTGATACGTTTTGAGTTACAGTTAATGATCCTGTTAATCCATAAGACCCAGTTAATTGTTTTTTATTATTCCATGTAGTTCCAGTTCCATAAACTAATAGATCACCTGGTGTGTTACCAGATAATGATACATCAGCTAGTCCTGCTAATGTAGTTGATACAAAGTTTGTACCACCTGATCCAACACCACCAACATTTCTAAATAATCCTGCTTGTATTATTGATGCATCTGATGCGTTTGTTAAACTAGATGCACCACCATTTACAGCTATATAACCTACAAATATAGCGTTTAATGCAGTATTTGGTGCTTCACTAAATGGTTCTGTTTCTTTTGCATTTACAGCGTCAACTAAACTATTGTATTTTGCATTACCGTAATAAACAATAAATGCATTAGTTGGTGAATTAGGTACCCAGAATACACGTTGTAATGAATATTGTCCTCCATTTACTGTAGCTAATAATCCAGTTGCTGTATCAACATATTTTGTTGGATCAATAACTGTATAACCAGCTGATGCTACACCTGTATCAATTACTGGTGTTGAGCCTGATAGATAGTATCTATATATTTTAGATACATTAATACTATTTTCTGTAACAGTTGATGGGTGATTAGCATTAATAATATAGTTAGCACCTTCACGGTATGATGAACCTGCTGATTTAATGATACTCATTGTAGAGCCACTTGCTTGAAGTGTATGACCTGATATTTTTAGTGGACCAAATGCTCTAAAGAAATCATCTGTTTTTTGCTGCCCACCGTATGATATTTGAGGTGAATTAAATACACCTGTTGATACACTACCACTTAAATGTAATACAACACCTAATGATATTGAGTTATCCCATTGATTAATATCACTTGTTCCCCAAGGTGTTGTTTGTTGTATTATTGTACCAGCACTACTGATGCCAACATATGTTATTTTAGCTGAACCTGAGTATGTTATTGGTTGTGCTGTAAAATTAGGCCAACTAACATATTGTACTGTAGGATATGGTTCACTAGCTGTAGAGGCATTCATCGTTACGAGTAAACCACTACCTGATGTTATATTAAATGTTGTTGTACCTGGTGTTGAAGAAATTACACCACCACGTAATAGACCTGTGTATAGTGCTCCACCCTCTAACCAACGTAAACGAACATTATTGTTAAAACCAGCACCATTTTGACTAAAGTATAGATCATTTGTTGAACCAGATACGTAAATATAAGATCCTGAAATAGTAGTATCAATATTTTTATCAACTGCTAAAAACTTAATAACACCGTTTGTTTCCATATCACCATACACCTTAATTGTAGGTGATGCAGGTACAGTTGTTGATCCTGATATTGTGATGCTACCTGATAATAATGTATTACCTGCTAGAGTATTGTTTCCTACTTGAGTTGTAGAGCCAGTTATGTTAAGTGAACCTGTTAATGTTGTTGTACCTATTAATGTATTAGAGCCCGTTGTAAACAAGCTACCAGTTACTGTTTGATTACCTCTAAATATGTTTGAACCAGTAGTAGCAAATGTACTAGTATCTATGCTAGTACCGTTTATTGTAACTGTTACTGCATTTCCAACATTAGTCGCTGCTACACCGGCACCAGTAAAATTAATTGATGTTACCGATGGTGTTATTTGAGTTCCTTCATCTAGGATTGCTACTGGAGTACCACTACCTCCTCCGCCTATTGCTGATGATGCTGTGTAGTATACTTGGCCTGTTGATGGATTATAAGTTAATACATTTGATACAGAGGCTGTTACTAGATTTCTTATAGCTAAGCTACCGCTGATATCCAACGAACCAGTCATGTTGTGCTGGTTGTTAGCGTTTAATTGAAACTTTCTATTTGTATCTGTATTAATGCCGCCAGCAAAGAATTGTACTGGTTTGTTTGGAGTTGCGTTACCGATGTGTAGATCACTACCAGTGGAGTATAAGTAAGCATCATTAGGATTACCTATAGGACCACTAAAATTACTACCATTGATACCCATATCAATGTAGTTACCATTTTCATCACCATTATTAGCGGTTGCTACAACGTCTGATGATACTGATGTACCTGCATTTGTATTGTGTATATTAAGCTGTAAGTAATTATTTAAATTACCTTTACCACTAATTACATTAAATGATGTTGGATGTGTTTGTTGAACGTATAATGCTTCAGGATTACCTGTTGTATTAACATCTGAGTTGATAATAATACTATTTGATCCTGATTGGTATATTGAGCTTGTTGATAGAATGTTATCGGTGCTGAAGAATGGTATGTGTGTTGCTCTGCCGTTGTCTATACTTGCTACTGTTCTATTGTTCCAAGTGAATGCTGAGCCTGTAACGGATACATCGTTGCCATATATGCCGATTTGGGATGCAAGATCATTTCGTCCTATTTGAATTGTTGTACTGTACAATGAACTTTCAGCGGTCCATGCAGTGAATCCAACCGGTGTTACTTCTATGTATCCGTAATCCCCACTAACCCCATTTGGATCCCCTAATGTATAGCTACCTCCAAAATCTAATTTTAAACCTACATCAGCGCTGTCAAAAGTTGTTTTAATTACACTAGTATCTCTATTAAAATACATTAGCATTTGTCCATAATCAAATCCAATATCTCCTATTTCTAGTACATTACTGTTAGAGCGTGTTTTTAATCCTATACCCCCATCATTCAAATGGGATCCAGTAGAATTGAATTTTAAAAATTTATCATCATACGTGGATATACTACCTGTAACTCCAAAAAGATAATCATTATTTCCAAAATCTAATTTTAGACCTTTATCAGTTCCATTATAGGTAGATTTAAGTATATTATTTGATTGGTTTAAGTAACTACTTGTTAAAGTATTACTGCCTGACCACAGTGGAATATAGGTATTTGTACCACCTGATAAACCATTTAGAGCATAGGATGCTGTTGTTGCATAAGATGAACTTATTGCTACTGAAGATGAGTAAGCCCAACTTGATGTTCCAAATAATGATCCTGTAAATCCTAATGTAGATGTTGTTGATCCTGTTACTGTTAAACTACCAGATATTATAGCGCTACCTGTATATGGGAAAGTTGTTCCACTGCCACCTGTTACTGTTACTGGAAATTGTGATCCATCTCCTTTAGTAAATGTAATTGTATTACCTACAGCTGATGCTGTTAGTAAAAGAGATCCTGTGGGAGTTTGACCAAATGTAATTGAATTTCCTAAACCGTCAGCGAATTGAGTTCGTGTGGCGTCAGTTTGTACTAACCGAGGGAATGTTTCATCAATGTATAAACCTGATAGTGATGTCATAATATTTCATAACTTACTTTAACATTTGTTTTAAAACTGATACTTTATCTAAACCGTTTGCTTCACAAATACTGTTAAAGAAGTTTTTATGTTGTTGATTTTTTATAGTATTATGAAAGCCTTTTGCTGTACCATCAAAATTTGTTTTAAAAACAAAATAACTTAATATTTCGTTTACTGGATCTTTTGATTTCTTTACAACTGGTTTTGGTTTAGCTTCTACTTTTGGTTGTACTTTAGCTTCAACCTTAGGTTGAGGTGTAGGAGCAACTTCTTGCACCTTAACTTCCATCATTGGTTTTTTAGGTGCTTCTGCTTGTTGTTTTACCTCTACTGTAACACTTTTTTCAGCTTCCAATACATAATTACTTTCGTAAGGTACGAACAAAGTATCGTCAGCCAAAACTTCTAATCGTATTTTTCCACTTTCCAATAGATTAGCAAACTTTTTTAGTTTGCCCATTGGAATTGTACATTTATTACCATCAATTTCACCTGTGAATGAATATTCAGCACCGTCTGCCTCTAAAAATAAACGTGCTTTAGCATTATTGATGCTAGCACCTTCTAATTTAATTTCGCACTGGAATTCGTTGTTCTTATCCTTTAATAATTTGTACATCGCTTAGTGATATTTGTGTTTTTAATTGTTCTGATATTTTGTTTTGAATATCAGATACGATTTGTGGTGCGATAATATCTTTCACTTCTTTTGTTTGTGTAGTTTGCACATCGCCCATAATAAATATCAGCTTGATTTTCTTCCGTGCTTTTTTTGTTTTTCCTCCAATAACACCATCTTGAAGTGGTGCGCCACCAGGTGTTATTGTTACTTCAATAACATTTAATACATGATTCCATATAACTCTACCACCTGCCTCTACAGTTATACCGTAGGTATCAAAGAGGTATTGTGTATATAGGTCACCTAATTTATAGTCGTCCCATAAATTGTGTGCTTTATCCCATGTTATTTGTGTAGCTTGTAGCATCGTGTAATGTATGGGAGTTTATTAGTGTAACCAAATTAATTATACACTCTAATTTCTAAAGGTGTGTAGTATAGATAGCCATCACGTAGTGTTCCTCCAGCAAATAGTTGTAATAAAATAGTATTTTCTACACCCCTTTGATATCTACCAGAAAATGTTGCAATTGTATCAAGTTGATATTGATAAAAAGTACTTCCAATTACCATAGTTTTTCCATCAGTAAAAAGATTATCTGAATTTAATTCATATGTTCCTTGTCCACCATAGTTAAACCATACATTACCTATTGTATTTTCTAATACTATTGCTGTTGGTACAGCTGCATTATATTGTAATCGAGCTGATCCATAACTATTTGGTACATCTGAATTTGTTGCTATAAAATATGTATTCCTATCGTTATTAGGAGCTCCAACATTTGAAAAATCTCCATCAGAATTATCTATTATTAAATATGTCACTCCTTTAGTAACCGGTCCGCTATATTGAGTTTGATTACTATTACTTCCATTCTCCTGTGTTACTAAAGCTGAAAATACTTTATATGGTTTTACTTCATATCCGTTTTGCTTTAATGAACCTGTTATATTTAGTGATCCTGTTACAACTAAACTACCTGTAATAACTGCATTTCCAGTATAAGGAAAAGTAGAACCACCTCCCCCGGCACCAACGGGTCCTTGTGGCCCAGGAGAATTAACTTGTAATATGTTAGTTACAGGTTGAGGTATAGTAATACTATTACATTTTACCTGATCTGTAATAACAATTTTATTGTCAGGTCCTACCTCAACAATATTATGATTAAAATTTAATATTTGTACGTTGTTGCAGGACATTATTAAACTGTTACTTGTTTACTTATTTGAACAGTACCTTGTAGTAAACGTGTTACTACACTACCAGATGTAATTTCTAAATCGTAATATGCTGTACCAAATGTTAATAATGATGATGTAGCAGCAGATATTACAATTCCAATTGTACCTGATGTTGGAGGTAGTGCTCCTGCAGAACCACTAAAATTAATACCTGTACCATCTGGGTAGCGTGAGCTACTTAATGTAAGATATGTTGTAGGACCATTATCAGCATAATCAGATCTGATTTGCATTTTACCGCTATAGCCTGTTAAATCAACAGCGGTATTGTTTGAATCTTTGTATGCTAAATCTAATTTTAATGTTGCTCCTTGTTCTATAAGCATTGCGTATTTTCCTGCTGGCATATTATTTTTATTTTATAAACTTCCTGTTGTTTCAAATGTAAATATTACTTGCGACTTAGTATAAAACTTATTACTAATAGCAGCCATATCTGCATTTACTGTATTTGGTATTATATAACCATTTACTTTTATGTTGAATGTTGTTTTTGCTGCTCTATCTTCACCTTCATTTAATATTGTTGTTGTAGCGAATGAATCAATACTTGTTCTAAATTTCCATCTAGCAGGATTACCCCAATATGCATCTGAAGCGAATTCAATTGCCTCTACTAATTTATTGTTTTGTTCAACATAATCTGTAAATATAATACAATTATATGTTAATGTAAGATAGTCTGGTACTGCTGTTAAATAATATTTTTCAGATGGTACTCTATTATTTAATATATCAAATACATCGTATGCGTTTCTACTATTATATCTTGATTTTATTGTTTGATATAAGTGAACTGTATTTCCATCTAAACTATTACCCTTTGATCTGTCTTTTTCAACTGTTTCACGTTTAAACATTATAAGTGGTACCATTAAACGGCCACTATTATCGCGGTAAAAGCCGTCTGCTTGTACGGATTTCCATCTTTCAGGTGAGCCGTAAATTACAGGAACTTCTAGTTGATTTCCGT